AGCGGATGAGGCTACGGCGCTTGCAATCGCGTTGGGCTGATGGAGATTTAGATGGCTAATACATTTAAAGTTATAACAAGAGATGTTGCCCCTGCTACATCTGGTTCACCAGAGACTTTGTATACGGTGCAGAGCGGTAGCACAGTGGTTGTTCTTGGATTAACGCTTGCCAATGTACACACAGCACAAGTCACCGGGACAGTACAGCTTGTTAGTACCACAACTCAAACTAGCCAGACTCAGAACACGACAGCGCATATCGTAAAGGACATACCCATTCCTGTAGGGGCCACCGTGGAGATCATGGGTGGCAACAAGCTAATACTGAATGTTGGGGATATTATAAAAATAGATGCCTCTGTTGCCGACAAACTCTCCGTTACCATGAGTTACATGGAGATCACCTAATGCCATATATTGGTCAAAAAACAGCAGATAACTTTCAAAGCACAGTAGCTGTACAAAGGTTCAACGGTGATGGCAGTGACACCACCTTTACTCTAACCACCGCAGTGTCTTCTGTGCAGGATGTGCTTGTGTCTGTAGATGGTGTTGTGCAAGACACCGCAGCCTACACCATTCCTGATGGCACTACCCTGACATTTACAGCAGCACCCTCTAGTGGTACTGGCAATATCTTCGTAAACTATCTTGCTCCACAAGGCGCAACGATTACTCCTGCCGCAGAGAATAAAGGCAACTTTAAGGCAGGTGGTGCTATTCGCACTAACGCACAGTCTTTGACAGCAGATACAACCATACTGGCAACAGAGAACGCCAACGTGACAGGCACCTTTGCCGTGGGCAGTGGTGTGACTCTAACCATTGAATCTGGTGGGAGGTTGGCGGTTATATGAGTACGATCAAAGTAGACACTATCCAAAAAGCTAACGGCACTTCACAGATTGGCATCGACAAGATTGGTGGTGTGACTGCTGCTGGCACAATAAACGTAATTGCAGAGGGCGGCACAAATACTACAAATTTAGCGCAGGGTTTGGCAAAAGCATTTACCACATTTAACGCCGAAAGCAGCAACGCCTCATATGCCTCATTTAATCAAAGTAGTTTGACTGATGTTGCTGTGGGTCAACACGCTTTGAACTTTACAACAAACATGGGTAGCGGCAATTATTTTTGTTTTGGTTCTGTTGGGGATACAGGCAGTACAACAGGACAAAGAATAATCGGAGTTGGGGATGCTACGGCACCTACAGCGTCAACGGTAACTTTTGATACCATAGATCTTGGCGGTAGTTTAGATGATCAAGACCACCACAACTTTGGGGTGATGGGAGACTTAGCATGAGTACTCTCGTAGTAGACACACTCACTGGCAAATCCACTGCCACAACAATTACTATTGGTTCAACGCCCGTGGTCAGTGCATCGGCTAACTCGTTGACTATCCGTGGGGAGGGTAGCGCACAAACCAGTGTGCAGCAGGGGTTAGCTAAGTCTTGGTGGGAGGTAGACGGAACAGGAGATGCCCATATAAACGACAGCCTAAATACGTCTGGATTTACCGACCACGGCACTGGCGACTACACAGTTACTTATTCAAACAACATGGGAAACGCAACTTATTCCGCAGTCGGTTCATGTGGACGAAATGGCGGTTCTTATGTTGGTGGCGATTGTGAAATACCCGGAGATGGCGCAACAACAACCTCTGCAATAAGATTTTTTTCTTACAACTCTAGCGCAGGATTAGGTGATGTTGTTTATATTTCAGGACAAATTTGTGGAGACCTCGCATAATGGCATTCGGTACACTCGCCTTTGACACTCTCTCCGTATCAGGAGCCATTACTGGCACAGCCAAGTCTGTTAATGCAGATTATTTGGCGGCTGGTACAGCAAAATATCGGATACAATATAACGGTAGCACAAACGCTGTAAATGATAGCCTGAATCACAGTAGTTTTACGGATAATGGAACAGGCGACTACACGTTGGCCTTCACGAACTCCTTTACAGATACATCATACTCTTGTGTGGGTGCAAATCGTAGTCCTGCTGCTGTAGCTGGTGGTCCTGACCAGTTTGACCACTCTGCTTCATCTGTAAGAAATTATTTGTTTAACTCATCAATCGCTAGCTATGACGGTACGCAAGCGTCTGTAATTATTTCAGGGAACTTAGCATGACAGATACACCAGAATTTCAAGGCACACACTTATGGGATAGGCTCTGCTGGGCCAAAGAAACCCTAGAGCCGCACCAGTCTGACTACCGTGTAGTCTATGAGGACAGCGTAGATGAATGCGCCAAGATACTTGTGCCTGATCCTAACTGGATGGCCTGTGCATTGCAGGGCGGTATTCTGCCGCCTGTCGAGGCTTACTGGGAGCTTGCCAAAGACGAAGCAGAACCCGGCTTCACCAAGCACACCCGTGGTTATTTGCTCCACAACACCAAGCCTGTCGAGGCGATGACCGAAGAGCAAGCCATTGAGTATTTGATTATGAAGGATGTGCCACAGTCTGTGTGGCTTGACTACAATAGCGGTAACAAGCCAAAGATGGTAATATGCCGCAAAGAACAGCTTCCATCGACTCGTGAGTGGCGCAATGCTTGGAAGATTAGTGAAGACCTAGCCACTGATGAAGTAGCCGCATAAGGAGATTATTATGGCAACAACTATTATTGTAGATAAGGACGGTAATTCGATTGATGCTTCAGCCGCTACCGTTCCATCAGATCGTCACTTCCGTAACGCATGGTCACTTTCTGGCAAGGTTATTTCTGAGGATATGACCGCCGCTAAGAAAATCTTTCAAGACAAGATCCGTGAAGTACGCAAGCCGCTTCTTGAGGCAGAGGACGTTGTGTATATGAAAGCACTTGAAGCTGACGATGCGTCTGCCAAGACCGCTTCTGTTAACAAGAAGAAGGCACTGCGTGATGCACCTGCCGCATCTGCTATTACTAACGCAGACACGATTGCAAAGCTGAAGGCAGCTTGGGATACATCTGTGCTTGGCGAATCGCCTTACGCATAAGGATAACTAGCATGGCTCTGACAACAGTAAGACCACAAGGTATGGGCTTCGACACTGGTAGGAGAAATCTTATCATCAACGGTGCGATGAACGTGGCGCAGCGGGGTACGTCAAGTACAGGGCTTGGTGCAACTTCAGGTTATTTTACAGTAGATAGGTTTGCATTAGCCTTTTCTGGAACTGCTGGCCGTCTAACCATGACTCAAACTGATGTCACAGACTTGCCCGGATTTACAAAGTGCATAAAATTAGATTGCACCACCGCTGATACCTCTATTGCAGCAGGAGAGTTTTTACTTTTGCAATATAAATTTGAAGGGCAAGATTTACAACGATTAAAAAATGCCACAAGTCAAGCAGAATCTTTTACTGTATCTTTTTATGTGAAAGGTAATGCTGCGGCAACTTATACTCTAGAAGCTAAAGATATAAAAAATACTAGAAACAACTCTCAAAATTTTAGTGTGACTACTTCTTGGAACAGAGTGTCTTTAACTTTTGTTGGGGATACAGATACAAATCAAAGTGCATTTGACCATGATAATAGTAATGAGTTTAGTTTACAGTTTTGGCTCCATGCTGGCTCTACTTACAATGGTGGTACTTTTGCATCAAATACATGGATAGACCAAGTTCAAAATCTAAGAGCAAATTCAAATGATACGTCTTTCTTTGACAGTACAGACAGAACCTTAGAGATAACCGGCCTTCAAATGGAGATTGGCGAGAACGTATCCGATTTTGAACACCGCAGCTTTGCTGAGGAATTGGCTCTGTGTAAGCGGTATTATTATCAACTCATAGGCAACAATATAGTAGACAATTCAGATGCCACTCATTCGCACATGGGGCAAGGAATGAATTATAATGCTGCTTATGTTTTTTACACAGGATTTCCAACTGTAGAGATGAGAGCAACACCCACACTAACACAAGCAACTGGAACAGATTACTATGCTTTTAGACGTAATAACGCTGAAGACCTTTTCAACGGTTTTATTTTAGGGAGTTATATAACTCCTAGAGCTTTTACCCTAGAAGTAAATGCTAATGTTAGTGGAACAGCAGGTCATGCTGGGACTATACATTCAAATAATTCTGCCGCTGCGGTAGCATTTGATGCGGAGTTATAGATATGGATGAAATGAATATTACATCAGCGCAATATGTTAAAAATTATGATGACATTAATACTCAAGTAAGAGCAACGATTGATGGTGAGATTTTACACGTTCCTTTTGATTTAAATAATCGCCACTATGCAGAAATTAAACGCCAAGTAGACGCTGGCACCCTAACAATCAAGGACGCTGACTAATGCCGTACATAGGCAGATCATCAGACTTCGGTGTAAGAAGCCGCTTTCAGTATCAGGCTACGTCAGGTCAGACTAGCTTTAGCGGATCTGACGCCAACTCTTTGGTTCTGTCCTATAACGACAGCTTATACATGGATGTATATCAAAACGGTGTTTTGCTAGTCCCCGGTACTGACTATACAGCTACGACAGGGACAACCGTGGTACTGGTTACAGGAGCTTCGACCAACGACATCGTTGAGATGGTGGTCTATGATGTATTCAGCGTCAACAACTCATACACCAAAACAGAGTCCGACACACGCTACCCCTTCAAGGGCAACAATTCTATTATCCGTCTAAACGGTCAGACGATCAGCGCAGACATTACGATTGACAGCGACGAGAACGGCGTCAGTGGTGGCCCGATTACGCAGAATGCTACCGTCACTGTTAATGGATATTGGAGCATCGTATGAGCAGCCAATTAAATGTAGATACTATCGTAGACAAAGCTGGCTCTGGCGGCACAAATGTCAAAGTAGCTAATACGTCTACTTATATATCAGATGGTGGTAGTGCTACGCAAAATACCGTTCAGGGACTGCTAAAAGCGTGGGTTAGAATAGACGGTGATGCAAGTGGCGCATCTATTGATGACTCATTTAATTGTGCAGGTATAACCGATAACGGCACGGGCGACTATTCAGTAACTAGAACCAATAATATGTCGTCTGTTGATACTTATTATGTTGTTGATGGGCAATTTGTTAATTCAGCTAACGCTAATGGTGTAGACTACGCTAATTCCACATCATCTTCATTAGTTCGATATAAAGTTTTTGATACCAGTGCCACTGACCGTGACCCCGTTGGTTACGCTGTTGTAGGAGACTTAGCATAATGGCTAGTCAATTAAAGGTCGATACAATTACAGGAGTGACCACGGCTGGCTCTATCGCGGTGACAGGCGAGGGCAACTCGACCACGACTAACTTACAGCAGGGGTTGGCAAAGGCGTGGTTAAAGTGGAATGGAACAGGCATTATAGCACTTGGTGACAGTTTTAATTGCACTAGCCTTACTGATAATGGAGTAGGTAGAGGACAGATTGATTGGGTTTCAGCGATGAGCAGCAAACAAGTTGCTACTGGTTGTAGTGCGTCCAATGATGAGGCTTCTGATAATAGAGATAGGACAGCCGCATTTACACCAATATCTGCTTCTCGTGCATATTTTACTACTTATGAGTGTGCTAGTGGTTCAGCAGATGATTGTGAGGCTAACGGCGGTATAGTGAATGGAGACCTCGCATAATGGCTAGTGAACTTAGAGTAAACACCCTGAAGGATGCCAGCGGTAACAACAGCATTGCCACGAGCTTTGTTGCAGGAGGAAGCGCAAAACTAACAGCAAATACTCAGGTTAACGGAACTAGTAATTCTGCCGCAAGTCTGAACGTGAGCAGTGTTGCTGATGGTGGAACTGGCTTGAACACAGTAAACGCCAGCAGTGCTTTTTCTGCTGCAAAAGCTGCTGTGCCTAACATTACAAATCACGATGGTAGTTTTAATCGAGGAACTGCCGTAGATGATGCTTCTGCTAGTGCTTTTATTACAAGAATTTTTACAGCTTCTGGTGGTTCTTTGTCTGATTCAGATGCTGACACAGCTATTGCAATTCACGGAGACCTCGCATGAGTAAGGCAGCAGAACTCGCCGCACTGATTGGTTCGCAGACGGCGCAAACAAATCGGAATATGATGATTAACGGTGCGATGCAGGTGTCACAACGCTCAACCTCTGTTGCTAGTATTACCTCAACAGGCTATCAAACATTAGACAGATTTAATCTTCTTGTTGAAAGTCTTGGCACTTGGACAATGAGCCAAGACACAGATGTACCCACAGGATATGGATTTGCTAAGTCTTTAAAAATAGATTGCACAACTGCGGATGGCTCCCCAGCAGTGGCTGACCGATTGTTCCTCAGACAAACTCTTGAAGGGTTTGATGTGCAACGAATGAAAAAAGGTACGTCTAATGCCGAACCTGTAACTTTATCTTTCTGGGTAAAAGCTACAAAAACTGGCACACATATAATCAACCTATATGACAATGATAACAATCGTTACATTGCTCAAGCATATACAGTTTCTTCCAGCAACACATGGGAGCATAAGTCTTTGACATTTGCAGGAGATACCAACAGTGGGTTTGATAATGATAATGCTGGCAGTCTGCAAATTGTCTGGTGGTTAGGGTCTGGCACTAACAATACAAGCGGCACACTTCAAACAAGCTGGGGTAGCGCAACAGCAGCTAATCGCGCGGTTGGGCAAGTAAACACTGGTGACAGCACCGATAATAATTGGGCAATCACAGGTGTTCAATTTGAGGTAGGCGAGGTAGCCACGCCGTTTGAGCATCGGACGTTTGCGGATGATTTGATTGCGTGTGAACGATATTACCAAATAGCTGCTCCGTTAGCAGGTAATGGTAACAGCTCTAACTTTAAAACGTCTGTGTCTTTTAAGACAGCGATGAGGGCGCAGCCTACATTGAGTTTTACAGATAACGACTTTGACGTTACTGATGGACACGCAAGCAACTATGCCTCTACAGACGCAAACCCATCTTGGACATATTATATATCTCACTCTGGAGGCGTAGTAGGAACAGCAAATCATGCCTCAATATCTGGTGATGCTAGACGAGGCACCATGCTCTTAAACACCACTGATTCTTTAATTATGGACTCAGAAGTATGAACATAACAGAAGCAAAATATGTTGAATCAACAAAACTCGATGGAACTAAAGCAAAAACAGGTGTGCGATTTGTTGTTGATGGCAAAGTAGCTGTGGCTCCTCTGACTCTAGAAAACACAGACTACGCAGAAATCATGCGCCAAGTTGATGCTGGCGAGTTAACTATAAAAGATGCGGATTGATGTTCGGTGAGTTTCCAATATGCGAAAAGGCTGTAGCAGATCAAGGAGTATTGTTCCTTGGGTCTGCTGATTTTATTGGAACAACCGTTGCTGTAAATGTTGGGGTTGGCATACTTAGTGGTGTGGCAACTATGACAGCGCAGTTTGATCAGACAAGCACAGCAGCAGCCACAGTCGTAAGCTCACAAACACTTAACTTTCAGTTTGATCAGACGGCTGCGGCAAACATAGTAAAAGAGGCCACTCAGTCTGTTACATCAGAGTTTAGTCAAGAAGCAAACAGTAGCGTTATATTTGTTGGTATTTCTAATATGGATCTTAGTTTTGTACAGACAACAGCGGGTGCTTTGTTGTGGGAGCCAGTAGACGCCTCTGTCACAACAGAGAATTGGTCATCTATTACGCACACTGGTGATACATGGACAGAGATATCTGCCAGTGGTACAACAGAAACATGGACTGAAACGGTGGTTTAAATGGCAAGCTCATATACAGCAAACATTGGTATAGAAAAACCCGGATCTGGAGAACAGGCAGGAACTTGGGGTACTACCACCAATACAAACTTTGATATTATTGACCGCGCTATAAATGGCGTAGGTGCAATTACTTTGTCTGGTACAACTCATACCTTAACAACATCAGATGGTACACTTTCTGACGGTCATTTTAAGGTTCTTGTTTTAGGTGGTTCGCCCAGCGGGACCAACACAATTACTATAAGCCCTAATGATCAAGACAAACTGTATCTTGTTAAGAATGGGTCAGGTCAAACAGCTACATTTACACAAGGCAGTGGAGGCAACGTATCCATACTCAATGGTGATCTTGCTTGGATCTTTGCTGATGGCGCAGGGTCTGGTGCAGCCGTTACGCAACTGACCATAAACACTTCACAAATAACAGATAGTGCTGTTACAACCGCAAAGATTGCAGATGGCACGATTGCCACCGCAGATATTGCCGATAGTGCTATAACATCTGCTAAAATAGCTGACGCTACAATCGCCACCGCAGATATTGCAGATGATGCCGCAACAGCCGCTAAAGTTGCTATAGATGTGCAAACGAAGTCAGGCACAGCGAGCGTTACCATGACATCGACTGCGGTACAGACTTTTATAAAACATTCTGGAACTGGCACTTTGTCTATCGGCGCAGGACAATATGATGGTCAAACTGTCAATATCGCGTCT